TTGCCAAAGGATGATCAGTTGCACATAATTCTTTTCCGTCACCACCAGCAAAGCTACTATCAAATGCATTGTTTAAAACTGCAGCTGATTTAACTTGTTTTGTGTGAGCCATAGAACGTGCTAATGCTCTTGTGTAACGAGCGCCTAATCTATCATATAGATTATCCTCTATTGCTTCTTCTGTTAAAGCAAAAGCTAATGCAATCGTTTCATGCGTATAACGAGCAGTATATGCTTCATTAGCAGTGTCAAATTGCACACCTGAACCTTCACTTTTAGTTGGAGCATTACCAAAACCTACCAACATAACTTCTTCTTCAAATGCACGATCAGAAGTTTCTGTATCAAAGATTTCAGCGTGTTCGTCTTCATAACGATCATACTCCATACCAAAGAGAGCGTTAAGTCCAGGCTCTAACTCTTTTGCGAGTTGCGATCTTGAAATAGCCATTATCTAATCCCCTTATGCTAATCCGGCAGCTTTAGCGCCAAATATATGGTTTTGTATTA